TTTGGTGGTGCGCCTACGAAGACTGAAGGCCAAGGTGTTGCGTTTGACAATGCTAGTGAATCATTCACTGCTCGTTACACTCACGACACTGTGGCGTTAGCGTTCGCGCTGACCGATGAGGCAGTAGAGGACAACCTCTACGACTCACTGGGCAAGCGATATGTGAAGGCTTTGGCCCGATCCATGGCGAACACCAAAGAAGTGAAAGGTGCAGACGTGTTGAACAATGCGTTCTCATCCAGCTTCACTGGTGGCGATGGCGTATCGTTGATCAACACGGCTCACCCGCTGGCGGGTGGCGGCACTGCTGCAAACCGTGCGACATCAATGGCTGACCTGAACGAAACCTCGTTAGAAGATGCGTTGATCGACATCAGCACGTTCACTGACGACAAGGGTCTGACCATCTCAGTGCAGGCAACCAAGCTGGTTGTTCCGCCTCAGTTGGTATTTGTTGCAGATCGTATCCTGAACTCCACACTACGTTCAGGCACCGCTGACAATGACATCAATGCTATCCGTAACACTGGCGTGTTGGTGGGTGGCTATACGGTCAACCATTACTTGGCTGACCCTGATGCGTTCTTCCTGCTGACCAGCGTCACTGACGCAGGCGAGGGCTTGAAGATGTTCCAGCGCACTGCAATGGAAACGTCAATGGAGCCTGACTTTACGACAGGCAACATCCGGTACAAAGCGAGAGAAAGGTACTCTTTCGGTTTCTCCGACTGGCGCGGAATCTACGGCTCTCAAGGAGCCTAGAAACCAAGCAAAGGAAAAGGGGCGAAAGCCCCTTTTTTTTGTCCGTTTATGCGGCCTCCTCGTTCAAATTGACGGCCTTGGTGGGTCGCTTGAAAAAACCAAACTTGTCATCATCAGCCGATGGCTTAACCGCCGCCATGAAGGTGACTCGCGCTCCGCGACTAGCGTGTAAGCTGCTAGGGATGCTGCCCCACACCTTGAAGCCACGGTCATCCTTGACAAGCATCTTCCAAGTGTCGCCGTAGTAACTTTCTTGCAGTTTGGTGGCAAGGATTTCGCCAGTGATCTCGACGCGGCCAGTGGGGCATGGTTGAGCGGCATCTAACTCTGCCTGTTCAGCAGCGCGTTGAGCAGCAGCCGCTGCAACCTTTGGAGCCTCTAGGTAAGACTCGATAGCGTCAGCTACGTCCTTGCAACGTTCATCAATATACACGTAAACCATCTGATCACCGTCACGATCCTCGAATGGCTTGCCGGTGTGGATGTCAACGATGCCCGACAGCGCCTCGATGACGGCATCAGCTCGCTCGGGAGTGATGTAGGTGACGCGGCGTACAGGAGAGCCAGTGCGCTTGTCAGCGTAGTCGCTGCAAAACAGCTTGATCTGCTTGCTCCAAGGCAAGAATTCTCCGGCCATAAATACACCATCAAGCACGGCTTCTACCACACCGTCAGAATCGTAAAGACACCACTCCCAGTAGTAATTGTCGCAAGGCGAATGCATACCAGCGGCGCTAATCGTCGGCTCCATGCCGTGATTGTTTTCGACGTTCTCACGAATGCGAGCGTCCCGCGCAGCTCTAGCAGCGGCAGATCGAGCGTCGAACTGCTCGATGCGAGTGGTTACGGTTTGAACGAGTTGTTGTAAATCTTTCATCATCTTTTCTCGTTGTTGTTGGGGTTTATTATAATGATCCCGTGTCGATGTGCAACTATTTATACAACAAAAAGTGCAAATAAATGAACTTTTTTTTGAGGGGTCGTTGGCTTACACTGGGCGAGTCAGATGGTGGTCGGATGGGCCGGTCACTGGTTCACAAGGGGAACTTTCATGACGACTCATTTTACGAGCGGCGTGACCAACGTCTCAGCCACAGGTACGTCTGGACTGCTCAAGACGCCTGCGCCGCAGAAATACCACGCTTATTTTAACGACTTTGACACCTATTTGGCGTCAGATTGGACCATTACCACGACCGAAGGCGGTTCAGGAAATGCGTCTGAGGCGTTGGGTGATGGCGACGGCGGTCTGCTGGTTATCACCAACGACGATGCCGACAACGACAATGATTTCCTGCAACTGGTCAAAGAAGGATTCAAGTTCGAGTCTGGCAAACAGCTTGCGTTCGCTTCTCGTTTGAAAACGAGTGATGCAGATGCCTCTGATGTAGTCATGGGCCTTCAGCTCACCGATACGTCACCGCTCGATGTCACAGATGGCATATTTTTCCTGCTGACCGATGGTTCAACCACGTTGCAATTTGTCGTCGAGAAAGACGGCACGCAGAGCACTCTGGACCTGCCGACAGCCGTGGCTGACGACACGTTCATGACGGTCGGATTCGTGTTTGATCCCAAGGATCAACTGTTCCACGTCTACCAAAATAACAGCGAAGTTGGCACCGTTGTGAGTACCAACGCTCCAGACGATGAAGAGCTGACGGTCAGCTTTGGCATCCAGAATGGCGCCGCAGCGGCCAAAGTGCTGACCGTTGACTATATTTCTGCGATGAAAGAACGCACAGCCACCACTGAACTCTAACAAGGAGTGAACCATGGCTGATGCAGTAACATCGCAAACCATTCAGGACGGCGAGCGCAAAGCCGTCCTGAAGTTCACCAATGCCAGTGATGGCACGGGTGAATCGGCAGTCAAAAAAGTAGACGTTTCAGCACTGACCAGCAACTCAGCCGGTTTGTCATGCAACCGCGTGACGATCAATAAAATTTGGTGGCAGTGTACGGGCCTCAGCGTCAAGATCGAGTTCGACGCAACGAGCAACGTGTTGGCTATCGGGCTGAGCGAGGATAGCAACGGATATCACGATTACAGTGATTTCAGCGGCATTCCCAACAATGCTGGATCTGGCATCACTGGCGATCTTGATTTCACCACCGTTGGTCATTCAAGTGGTGACACGTACATGATTGTGTTGGAGCTGATCAAATCGTATGGCTGATACCTCTGATGTGAGAAGAACGCCAGCGGGGAGACTCGTCTATCGGGGCGAGTCGTTTCCCGGCTACAACAAGCAAAAAAGAACGCCCGGCGAAAACAAGAAGTTTGCGGTCCTAGCGAAAAAAGGCGATCAAGTCAGGATCGTGCGTTTCGGTGATCCGAACATGGAGATCCAAAGCGACAACCCAGAACGTCGGCGCAGCTTTCGCGCCAGACACAATTGTGATGCGGTAGAGAAGAAGAAGGACGTGTTCACGGCGTCCTATTGGTCGTGTAAAAACTGGTGACATAGATGGCTTCCAACGACCTACAAGCAGCGATAGACGAATATCGCAACCCCGAATCGCCTTATGCCTCTTTGCAGGACTACCTTTTGCAGCGTCCCGTATACGACCGTGGCGAAAGAGAGGCTCCAGAAGCCCCGACGATGCGGACGTTAGAGGCGCTGACGCCTGATACCGACCAACTGCTTGCGGAGCAGTACGACAAAATTATTCAGGAACAACGAACAGCCGACGAGGCATCGGCGGCTGCTCGCCAAACCGAAATTGATGCGCTTCGTGAATTGTTGCGGGAAGAGCTTGCCAGCTCAGAGGATGCCGCATCCGCTCAACGATCTGATATCACCGCTGCGCTGGAGGGTCGCATTGAAGACCTACGGCGAGGCATCGATGCCGAGACTATTGACTTACGAACGGCGGGTCTGGACGAAAGAGCTGCTCTTGCTCGACAAATTGAAGAGGGCGACCGGATAGTACGTGAGGCACAAGATGCTTCCATTGAATCCTTAGAAGCCCGTCTTGGTTCGCTGTCCGAGGATTTGTCAGGCATCAATAATGCAATCGACCAAAATTACAACGAATTTAACGAATCTCAAAAAGCTGCCGCTGACGCGACACAAGCAGAAATTGACGCCCTCAATCAAGAGCTAGAGAGTCTGTACACAGATGTCCAGTCGGGCAACGCGGCTCAATCTGATGCCATTAGAAGCGATACGGCAAATTTGATTGCAAGTTTGGAAGACAAAATTGGTGCCGTATCCGACAATTTAGGATCTTTGCCGATTGAGTCTATCCAGTCAGAATTGGCTGCTGTTACCAACCAAGCTGCTCAATTTCAACAATCCATGGACGCAGCCACAAGCGAACGTGCAGATATCGCTTCGCGAGTCGCGGCTTTGCAAGCGTCAGGATTGACGCAAGATGATTTGACAGCAGCTATCAACCCCATTTCTCAACAGCGGCAAGAAGCCATTTCTGCTGCGGTCGATCCCATTCAGCAACAAATCGCTGCATTGCGCCAAGAGATTCCGCAAAATATTGACGTGGAGGCGCTGCGGAAACAAATTGTGGATGAGGTTAGAAGCAGTTTGCAATCGGCAACGCCGCCGACCCAGACTGGAACTGCCCCGGAATCGGTGACGAATCCAGAGCAATCGTTCAGCCCTGATGTGCCTTCCGGCAACATTAGCCCTCAAGAGTACGAGGAGCAAATGTATGGTGATCCTTATAACGCCGAATCAACCGATCCGTTTACAACACCCGCAGTAATACCAGAGTAATATTCCTGATGGCTTCAGATATTCCAGACAACGTAGCAAATCCCAGTCTTTATAAAAAAGCGAAGGCGAAGGCGAAGGCAAAATTCGATGTGTACCCATCGGCCTACGCAAACGGCTGGATGGTTCAAGAATACAAGCG